TAAGAGTTTGTATTTACAAAAATTGTAGAATAAGTAGATCCATTATATGAAATATTGAAAGGTAAATTTAATTGCCAAAATCCATCATCATTAAATCCATAATTAGAATTCCCAGTATCTGGTGTTGTAGATGCAGTTAAAGATGCAGCACCTAATAAATTATTTGCCAAAGAACTTAGTGTTGCTGCACTAGCACTAGTTACAATTCTTACAGATGTATTTGATGCAGGAACAAAAGATTCTGAACCTGTTATTTTTGAAGATGTATTAGATACAGAACTAACACCTTGATCAATGTATTGTGCTGAAGTTGGTTCAAATATTTGATTATTTTTAGAAATTCCTTGAATGTACTCAATTGCTTCATTATTAGTCATTCTTGGATACTGTTCTAATGCACATGCAATCAATCCACAAACATTTGGAGAAGCCATGCTGGTCCCAGAATACTTATCTATTTTATATGATGCATCTCTAAAATCAGTAGCAGGTCCTGAGTGAACAGAAGAAATGATATTTGATCCTGGTGCATAAATTGCTATTCTTGGTCCAGTATTACTAAAAGTTGCTTTGGAATCATTTTTAAGTGCTCCAATGCATCCAACACAAATTGCAGTAGAGGCAGATGTATTGACAGAACCTCTATGATAGTAATAATCGACTCCACCTTCAACTATTCTATTATTATAATCTTGTCCACCAGGAGAATCTATTTTATAAGATGAGTTTCCAGCAGCTCCAACAACAATCACCCCATCATCAATAGCATCTTCTATATCTGCTACATCATCTGGAAACCAACCTTCAATATAAACATTAGAAAAATCAAATTTAATTATTCCACGTTGTTGAAGTGCAGCATCTGTAAATCCAGATGATAAAGTTGCACCTCTCCAAACAATTGAACTAATTTGAGATCTTGTAATGGTTATATTGTATCCCCAACTGTTGTTAATGATAGTTGGATTTCTTAGTCCTGTTGCTGGATTGACTGACTTGTTTAAATGAAAAGCCCTTGCATAGTCAAATGGAAAAAATCCTGCAATTTGACCATCCCCATACACATACAAGTTATAAACATTAGCATCTCTTGCCCATCCTTGTGAGTTTCCTGCTGCTGTTCCTGCTACGTGCATTCCATGATCATCACCATATGCAGTATATGTTGCTGGATATGTATATGTGCCATTAGATCCATGTCCTGCAAATTGATTTAAAGAATGCCAGTTAAATTGAACTACTCTTGTTCCACCAGTTCCATTAGCATTTACTGCCATTTCAGGATGATTTGGATTGACAAATCCATCTATAATAACCACATCAACATTTTTTCCAGAACTTGTTGCAGTAATTATTCCAGAAACTCCAAGAGTTGCATCAGATCCCCAATCACTTCTTTGTTGTCCTTCAATACATCTAAGAAGTCCCCAATTTCTATATGAGTTTGCAACAGATGAAGATTTGTTCCACCCAGAAGTATCTTCTGACCATCCTCTTGGAGTTATTGTTGCAGAATCTTTGAGTTTTTTGGGAATAATACTTAAAACTCTTTCATCTTGACTTAAAGTTTCAACTTCTTCTGAACTTAGATGATAATGAGTATTTCTTGAAATAGATCTTCTTTCTGCACATTCAACGCATCTATCTGGAACATATTCTGTCCCACCAGGAGTTTCTAAATCATCATAAAAAGATTCTAAGTCTTCTTTATTTTTTAAAGTTACAATATATTCATCTATTTCATCTAATTCAAAAGAAGAAGCTGTATTTAAATTTTGATATCTTCTATTTTGCATATCAACTTTCCATTTGAACAAGAGTTAATGTCACAGTAATGTTTGCATTAGAACCTGATTTATTAACTACTTTTGCATAAACATTTGTAGAAGCTGGATCATCATTATTGAATCCAATTGTTCCTGGTGTAATTAATTGAGTTGTTGCACTAGTAGTAATAATTTCAGCAATTACACCAGAACCTGGAAGTGGATCAGTTGTTTCTGTTCTGGAAGCATCATTAGATCTTGATGCAGAATCAATGTAAATTGTAACCCATGCAGCAGCAGAGGTTTGAATTTTTGCCAACAAATATGTTTTAAATCCTGTGATAGTTATATTTGCTGATGCTCCATTTGCAATAGTTCCAGTTGATTGAGATGCTGTTACTCTTCCTCCAAGAGCTCCACCAGAAGCACCTTGTGGACCTTGAATTCCCTGTGGTCCAAATCCCTGTGGACCTTGAACACCTTGAGGTCCTTGAACACCTTGTGGACCTAGAATTCCCTGTGGTCCAAATCCCTGTGGACCTTGAACACCTTGAGGTCCTTGAACACCTTGAGCACCTTGTGGACCATAAGTTCCTTGAGATCCAGTTGAACCTTGAACCCCTGGTGGACCTTGAACACCTTGTACACCTTGTGCACCTTGTGGACCACCACCTGCTGCACCTTGAATACCTTGAGAACCTTGAGGTCCAGAAACACCTTGAGCACCTTGTACACCTTGAGTACCTTGTACACCTTGAGTACCTTGTACACCTTGAGGTCCAGAAACACCTTGAGCACCTTGTACACCTTGAGTACCTTGTACACCTTGAGGTCCAGAAACACCTTGAGCACCTTGTACACCTTGAGCACCTTGTACACCTTGAGCACCTGTAGGTCCAACATCAGTAATTAATATTGTTCCAGACATTCCAATATGAACTTGGCAAATATAATATAAAGTATTAGGAGCATCATAAGGAACCGCAAATGTAATAGTCCCACTAGCAGTTCCATTGTTTGTTACACCACTACTATAAGCACTTCCAGTTCCTGTAACTTGTGCAGTTTTAATCCAGAATGGATGACCAGAAGCATTAATGCTAAAAGTGTAAGTAAATCCACGCAGTAAATTTAAAGTTGGATTACCAGATGCACCATCTATTGTATATGAACTTGCTCCACTATTTGTTACTGAATAAGTTCTACTACCAACAGCACCTTGAGCACCCTGAGATCCCACAACACCTTGAGCACCTTGAGATCCTTGTGGTCCTATAAATCCTTGTGCACCTTGAATACCTTGAAATCCTTGTGCACCTTGTGGACCTTGTGTGCCTTGTGGACCACCACCTGCTGCACCTTGAATACCTTGAGAACCTTGAGGTCCAGAAACACCTTGAGCACCTTGAGCACCAGCACTACCTGTACCACCAGTAGCACCTTGAGCACCCTGTGGACCTAAAAATCCTTGGGGTCCTTGTGCGCCACTAATAGTAGTTAAGTTTACACCATTGCCAAAAGTAGCATAAATTTCACTAAAATTTTGATTTATCTTAGTGGCACCTGTGATAAGCGTATCACCAGTTCCATCATTAGGAGCAGAACCAGTAGATATTATTTGCTTTGCCATTATTAATGATAGTTTATTTTTATTTATTTAAACTTCCCCAAAGGGATTTATTTCTGTGAAGTCTACAATCTTATCAGATTCTTCTTGAATTTCATCATTAGTATCATATGAATTGACTAATTCAAATTCACCATACTCTTGAATTCTGTACATGGCACTTGATGCTGCACCAACAACAATGTCGCCAACTTGGAAGTCAGTTCCCATCCCAGTGACATTTAATTTTCTTGTTAAAGGTTCCCATGATTTTACTAATCCACTTGCCCCAGATAGATTTGCAAACACTTGTTCTCCAATAATAAAGTTTCCTGATGCAACAGTAGCACCAGCACCAATAGTTATAATTGGGGCAACTGTATAACCATATCCAGCATTAATGATTCTAATAGTTGAAATTCCACCTTGACCATTTAAGAATGCTTGCCCAATAGCAGTTTGTCCAATTCCACCAGGACCAGAGAATGTGACAGTAGGAGGTTCATAGTAACCTTTACCACCATAAGTCATGCTTACATTCTTAACACTTCCTGTTGTTGCAATTCCTACCTGAACAGAAGCTCCATATCCTCCACCACCAAAGAATGTAACTGATGGAGGTTTTTGATATAAGTATCCACTTCCACCATCTTCAATAAAGACTTTATCTAAACTTTGCCCAGAGGTTAATCTTCTGGCACTTGTCATAATGCCAACAATTCTTCCTTTACTACCAGAAATTGGCGAAGACACAACCATGGAAGGTGTTGATGAATATCTATAACCACTATTGACTATGTTTACATATTGTATACCACCACTTGAAATTGTAGACTGTGCTGTTGCAGTTCCTCCAAGCTCTGCAAGAGTCAGTAGTGCACCATATCCAATGTCTTTGAAATTATCATCAAGGTCTTTAATACTTGTAGAAATTTCTTCATCTTCATATTCAAACAGTTCGCATCTCAACTCATAAACATAGTTTTTTTGAAGTTGATAAAATGGTTTTCTATTTTCAACATACTTAATCTCCATTACGCTGTCAGATAATGGAACATAAATCAAATCACCTTCATAAGGTCTTGATGAACCAGCAACATCTGGTATAACCTTCATCAACTCTGCAATATACAAGTCAAAACGTTCTTTTGAAATAACCAAAGTCATTTCATCAGTTACTTTTACTCCAAACTTACTCATTATAATACTATTGGAATCAAATCCTTCATAAGATGAAAGATATGCTTCAATAGGAAATGCATTCTTAAATTTGGAATAGATCACATCCTTTATAATTTTTCCTTTGGATACAATCTGTCTTGGCATGTAGTAAACTTCAATGCCATACATCTTCAACTGTTCGTTGATAAGATCTTGAATAAGACCTTGTTCTCCTTTTGTACCTTGGATAAAAAATGGATTTAACATATTATCCTATCATATCAAATGGGGCAGTTTCAAACTCACTGATCATTCTCATTCTGATCTCTTCAAGTTCTTTGACTGCATCATCATAGATTTGACGTCCATTCAACTCTACTCCACCAGGAAGTTTAACTCCATTAAACTTGATTAAATTCTGACCCCACTGTTTTTTCAAAGATGCTGTAAAGTATAGTTTTAAGAAGTAATCATTATAAACTTTGGTGTAATCATTTGGGTCTAAAATTCTATAACATTCCATGATGAGATAGTTTCCTTCAACAATGGTATCCCAACTCATGTCAATGTATAATCTATTCTGTCTCTTATTAAATCTAATTTGTCTTTGTGGGTTTACAATCCAATCAATATCTTCAAGATATCTTTTGGTAACATAGTAGTTTACAAGTTCAGTAGAGCTAAACCAGTAAATATCATTCAAGAATAACTGGTAATTAACATTGAACAAATTTGACGTAATAGTTCTGTTGTCAAGTTTAAATACTCTTTCTACTCCAATAACAGTATCAGGAATTGGAATGTAGTTTGAGTTTTCTTCCCACCCAAAAGTTCCTATTCCAGATGAAACAGTGGTGGTTACAATACCAGCAGTTCTTGCTCCTCCACGTGCTCTTCCCCTATCAATATCATTCTGAGTGAACTTATACTTCAAGAACATTTTCTCAACACCATCAAAGTGTCTTTCATTGAAGTATTGAAGAGCATCATCTAACCTATCATCTATCTGTTCCTCTGAAACGTTAATTTCCAGAACAGGAGCACCAAGTTGCCTTAAAGCATAATCAATTAATTGTTGTCTTGATGCTGGTTTTGACATTATTTTCTACTTTTTAAGTATTTAGAAACCTTTGACTAAGTTTGCTACAACTTCCTCTTGTCTCATGTACAATTTCACATAACACTTACATAAACTTCTCATTAAATCAAGATTATTACAAGAATCCAATTCTCTTGAAATTTTTTCATATTCAAATAATTTAGAAATAGTTTCAAGTTTCAGTTCATCTGGGTCCATTTAAGATCTCCTTCAATAAAGATTTAATTTCATCCAAATCAGATTTTACATTTTGAAGGTCTTGTTCAATAGTTTCTATTTTATTTTTTTCTGCTGACCTTCTTTTTTTAAGCATATTATATTGATCAGAACCAAAAGTGTCAGTGTTAATTATTGCATTTGTATTAAGATCTCTCAGTAAATTTGAATACCCTTCAACTTTTGCATACTGTTTATTCATTACTTTAATGCAATTACTCTCAAATCTTCAATAATAGGTGAATATGCTTGATTACTGCTTGTTCCAACAATTTTGATTTGATATCCAATAAATTCTGGAAGATTCTCAATGGTGAAAGAATAATCTCTAAATTCATCATTTAAGCTACTTGGAACATTTACATCAGATCTTCCATCATTATTGGCAGAATTGATGACTTGACCATTAATATTGTAATTTAAGTATCCTGGGAACATTTGCCAAATTTTATCTTCATCTGGTGAATCATTACTAAAAACTTTGTACAGAACTCTAATGTCAGATGATGCATTTCTGTATGCAGAGAAAAATACTTTGATAGCGTTTGCAGATTGTTGTAAATCAACTCTTTTAGAAATATGAATAAATGAATGAGGATCATCTAAGTTAGAATTTACTCTAGAATCAGATACATAAGAACTTAATCCTACTGGTTGATTAATTCTATAGTTCTTAGATGTTATAAATGCTTGTTCAACATCAATAATTGGTGAAAGATTAACATCTGATGTATTAAGATTCAATTCTAATGTTAATGATTTGTTTCCAGTAAATTGAGT